AAGGGTAGGTTCCATCCTCAAGCAAAAGGGGTCTTCCATCATGGTCAGGCACGTCGCGCCAAACGGCGCCGTCTATCACGAGCCGCCGTATACCGAGGCCGAAGAAGCGGACTTCTACCGCCGCACCGGCAACGGCATCGTCGGCGTCATGAGCGGTCCTCGGCCGCCGGCCGATCCGCAGCCGCAGCCGCATAAATCGCCGCCGCCACCGCCGGCAAAATAGCCCCAGCCTTCAGCGCTGCCTCGAGCCGGTCGACCCAACCAGGTCCGCTGGCGATGATCTTGCGCGCGTTCTGGATGTCCTCGCGCGGCGCACCCCATTTGGCCGCCCAGGCGTCGTCGCGCGCAAGCTTGGCGGCCGCGCGCTCGCCGATATAGCCGTTGCGGTTGAAGGCATCGCGCAGCTCGGGCGTCTTGTTGAGATATTCCAGCATGTGCCGCGTGGCGGCGCCGCTGCCGACGCCCTCGGGCCATTTCTCGGTGTAGTCGATGTAGCCGCTGTCGGTCCTGGCGCGGACGGTTTCGCCAAAATCCTTGAATTCGCCCTTGCGCACGGCCGACGTCAGCGCCTTGTTCTGCACCTCGTTCAGTCCCGGATAGAAGCTTGTCGAGGTGATGCCGCTGCCGGTGTCGACCACGTCGCCGAGGCCGTACTGGCTGGCCTTGGCCTGGATGGCGGCGAGCTCGGCCGGTGTGACCTTGCCGGCGCGCGGGAAGAACAGCGAGTTGCTCTGGTTGAGCGGGCCACCGGTCCAGTTCTTGTGCCAGGCGGATGCATTCTGCGCATCGATGTAGCCGCGCACGGCTTCGCCGGCATTGAGGATCGCCTGATCCGCTGGCGTGATCTTCTTGAAGGCCTCACCCTCGGCCGTCGGCGTGTTGAACGTCACGATCGGGCGCGCCACTTCGCCCGGGTTGGTTTCGATCACGCCCTCGGGCGTGGTGTAGTAGCCCTGCATCGGCTGGCTCGGCCGCACGCCCATGTAGTTGCCGGTGCCCTCGACACCGAGGCCGTAATAGATCGCATCGCGGCCACCTGGTGCGGATCCCCAGCTTGATCCTGGGTCCGCGGCATAGGCCTCGCGCGCGGCCTGGTCGGCAGCCGTCGATGCCGGCAGATGCCCGGTGGTGCTGCCGGGCTGCTGCTCAAAGGTTGCAAACGCGGTGTGCCGCGGCAGCGCATCGGCGATCGTGGTGTTGGCGCGGGCGAAGGCTTCCTCGTAGGTCAGGTTCGGATTGCGGCTCATCAGGTCGAGCGCCTTCTGCCGCACCCAGGGTGCGGCCTGGATCTGCTCGCCGGTCCAATCGGAACGGCCGCCGAGGTTCATGCGGTTGGCGCGATCGACCGCAAGTGCGGTTTCCATGTCCATGAAGCGGTGGCCGGCGGTGGTCAGTGCGTTCTTCTGTGGTGCGCCGCCGGGCTCGGTGTAGCCCCAGGTCCGCGCGTAGCGGAAATCATTCACCCCTGTCGCGCCTGGCGGCAGCGCCTGGTCGGGGTTGGTCTTGATCGCATATTCGCCGGTCTTGTCGCCGAGCTGGTAGAGCGATGGATCCTTCGCCGCCAAGGCGGCCATGTGCGCCTCATGCTGCGCCGGGCGCGCGGCCTTCACCGGCATGCCGGCGATCGCGGCGTTGCGCTCCTTGATGGCGAAGTGCGCTTCGGATGCCGGGTCGACGCCGGCTGACCATTGGCCCTCCTGGTTGGCGTACCAGAGATTGCGCAACGGATCGCCGCCGGTGATCTCGTTCAGCCCGCCGCGATACTGATCATACCAGCGGCCACCGCGCGGGTCGGCGGCGATGTAGGCATCGACCTCGCGGCGCTGCTTGTTGAGGGCTGCCTTGGATTGGATGTCGCGCGGCCCGCCGACATAGTAGCCCTCGGACTGATCGCCGGCGCGCACCAGATGCGGCTGTTTGCGCGCGATGTCGACCGCTTCGTCCACCGGCAGACCGCGGATGTCGGGCACTTCGGTGGCGGTGCGCGCCGGCTGCGCGCGCGGCAGCCCTTGCGTCCAGGATGGCGGCGGCGTCGTCACTGGCGGCTCGGTGACCGGCGGCGGCGCAACCACGCTGCCCATCTTCGGTGCCGCCGGTGCCTCGAGCTCGATCGCCTCGGGTGGCATGTTGCCGCCGATCACGGCGCGCGGGTTGGCTTCCAGTGCGGCGGCCGGCGGTGGCGGCAGTCGGCGCGCGCGGCGCATGCCGGCGGTGAGCACGGTGCCGGCTTCACCGCCGGTGCCGCCGAGCAACCCGCCTGAGGTGCCGAGCATGGCGGCGTTGAGCACCGGCCCTGGCCGATACTCGCCACCCTGGCGGCGTTGCTCGGATGCTTCAAACGCCTTCGGAATAATATCGGCAACACCACCAGCCACGCGGCGCACGTCAGCCTGCGCTTCAGCCTCTGGCTTGCGTGCCTGCTCCAGGAACCAGCTGCCGAGGCCGGCGATGCCGCGGCCGACGTTCTTGGTGGCGTCCCACACGCTGGTCGGCGCCGGCTTCGGTCGACCGGCCGCCAGCTGATCCTGGTAGAATTGCCAGGCTTCCGAGCCTTCGGGATACGGGTTGGTCGCGGTCCAGGGATCGTCGGCCGGCCGATACGCATCCTGCGCTGCGGTGGCGCCGAGGATCCAGCTGTCGCTCATATGATCCCTCCCTGGCCGGCCTGCAGCGCCTTCTGCTGTGCGGTCTGCTGCGCGATCTGCTGGCGTTGCGCCATGTCATTGCGCTTGAGGTTGTGCTGCTGGATCGCGAGGTCGCCCTTCTGTCGTTGCAGCTCCATCTCCTGCTGCTTGCCGAGCATCTCGGCCTGGTGCGCCTCGCGGCTTTCCTGCGCCTTCTGGCCCTGCACCAGCACCTTGGCCTGATCATCCTTTTGCTTGGCGGCGAGCTCCATCGACTTCAGGGTGCGCTGGTTCTCGAGCTCGGCCTGCTTGTGCTTGTCCTTCTGCTGCAGCTCGGCGGCGGCGATGTCGGCATCGGCCTTGATCTTGGCCTGCGCGGTCTGGTCCTTCATCTGCTCCACCTGCAGCATGATCTTGCCTTGGGCTGTGGCCGGATCATCGCCGCGCGGCTGCTCGCCCTTGGCCTTCATCTGCTCGATCAGGCCGTCGATCGCGCCATCGAGGCTGCGGCCGGCGCGGAACGGGGCGGTGGCGAACTTCAGGAGCTCGCCGCAGAATTCCGCCGTGCGCGGCTCGGCGGTGATCATCTGCGCGAGCTGCGGCAACAGCTGCGCCAGCACGCCGACGAACTCGCCGCGGCGCTGCTTCTCGGCATTCTCGTCGGCCATGATCGTGCTGTCGGTTTCGATGTCGAGCACAAAGCTTTTGGCGCGGTTGTCGCCGAGAAATTTCAGCACCTGTTCGATGGTCGGCTTCTCGCGGATCTTCTGCAGCTCCTGCATGCCGGCCGTCATGGTCTGCTGCATCTGCACCTGCAGCTGCTGCATGGCATCGGGCTGCTGCTGCAGCTGCGGGTTCTGCAGCTGCTGTTGCATCTGCGCCAGCTGGCCCTTCAGCTGCTCCTGCTGCTGGCTGAAGGCAAGGGCCTGCATCTCGCGCGTCGGCAGCTGCGTCTGCGACATCGCGATGATGGTTTCAGGCTTGAACTTTTCGGTGATGATCTCCAGGGAGATTTCCACCAAGTCTCTGGCGATGCGGACCATCTCCTGCTGCTTGTCGCGGATCCTGGTCGAGCCGTATTGCGTCTTCAGCTGCTGGGCGCCGAGCGTTTCCTGCGGATCGGTGGCGCCGCGCATGATGTCGGACAATCCCATGATCTGGTAGATGTCCTGAATGATCTCCTTGCGCAGCGCGACCAGGCCCTGGATGGTTTGCGCGATCACGTCGATCGGCATCCAGACGATGATTTCCTTGGTGCCGCCGAAACTCGCCCAGTTGGCGATCGGCACCAGCACGCGCCCTGGGGTGGAGATCGACACCGCCGCCTGGATCGCGTCGGCGAGCTCGGCGCCGCCGGCGGGATAGAAGCCGCGGACCTCGAGGTTTTCGGAGAGCGCGTGGATCTTGGCTGTGAGCTGGTTGATCTCATCCAGCTGATCACGGTACTGCATAACGTCTGGGACGGGGACGAGAGAGCCGCGCTGGGTCGTCCCATACGCCGGCTTCGGGCACGGAAAAAACTCTCGCAGGTCGAGGTGCGGGTCGTCTTCATCGAGGATGTTCTCGCAGCCTTGCGCCACCCAGACCACGCGGCGATCGCCCTTGCTCCAGATCTCCCAGAACTTGGCGCGCTCGCGCTTGTCGGCGCCGCCGACGGCCTTGCTGTCCTTGTCGACGCGGTAGTCGGCGTTCTGGTACTCATCCCCGGAAAACTTCCTGAACCGCTTGCGGGCCTGCGCGCGCGTCAAATAGCTCGCGGCCGCCACCCAGGTGACCTCGCGCCAGTTGCGGCTGATCGAGTGCAGGAAATCCTTCCGGTGCTTGAAATCGATGCAGACCTTCTCATGGCCGTAGGCGTTGTCGTCGCCGCTGTCGTAACGGCACCAGGCGACACCGCGTGAGATCATCGACAGATCGTCGCGCACCAGCAGCATCAGCTCGTTGATGCCGGCAAGATCGAACGCGACATGGGCGCAGCGCTCGGCAACTTCGCTTGCTGCCTGGTACACCGGCCGGCGATCGTTGAACTTCGGCGTCACCGCCGGCACCGGCGGCTTGGCATAGATGCTCGGTGCCAAAACTTCCTGGTTGGCCCAGAACATCTGGAATTGCCGATCGCGCACCACCTTGCCGCTGTCGGCGGTGGAGAGCCGTTCCAGGTTGGCGTAGAGCTTGTCGAGGTTGTCGCAGTGCCTGTTCCAGGCTTCAAAGGCGTCTTCGCTTTCGTTCAGCAGGTTGAGCCAGGCCTTGGCGCTCTTCGGCTCCAGCGCCGGGTTGAACTCGAGATCATCATGCCGCTCGTCTTCTTCGGTCGGCGCAGTGGCAACCCCAAACTCAAGCGGTTCGTCATCGGCCATGCTGATTACTCACAGGATGATCCCTCGGTGAACGTGCTCGGATGGCGGCGGGATGCGCCAGAAACCATCGCCAAGCGGGTTTTTGCGTTGCTGTTCGACGGCGCGGCGGCGGGCGTGTTCTTCCAATGGCGCCACCGCCATTGCGAGATAGCGGAAGGCGTCGGCGTAGTGCGACGTCCAGTCATGGACGGCGAGCGCGCGGAATGTTTTCTTCTCGTCATCCCACTCGCGCCGGTACTGCTCGAGCGCGTTGATGCCCTCTTCGCAAACCGGATTGAACACGCACAACGGCAGCACGCGGCGCACGGCGTTGATGCCGTCGGCGATGCTCGAGGCCGGCACCAGCATCGGCTTCAGGCCCATCGATGCCATCGTCTCGACGCGGGTGCGGCCGGTGCCGAACTCGCGGACCTTGGCATCGTGGGGTACGTAGTCGGTGCCGTTCTTCCAGTTGTTCTGCTTCAGCTTCGCTTCAATGATGCCGGCGTAGTGTTCGACGCCGGCACCAGACTGCGAGTAGCAATCCAGGATCCGGATCTGCGGCCCATC